CCCAAGCTCTCGACCTCGCAGATCGGCAAGGTGATGGGGCTCAACAAGAGCCAGTGCATCGGGCGGGCGCACCGGATGCGGCTGCCCTTCAAGGTGACCCATGCCTACGCGCCCTACGCGGCACGGAAACCCGTGACACAGCGCCCCCGCCGGGTGTTCTTCAAGATCCCGCACTGCCCGCCTTTGACCCCCCAGCCCCCGCTAACATCGCTAACACCACTCACGCCGGAACCGCCCCGCGAGTACGGCACGGTGGCGTCGTTGGTGGATGTGCGCGAGGATCAATGCAGGTTCCCGATCGAGGACGGCATGTGGTGCGGCAGGCCTCGCGGCGAACGTTCGTCATACTGCGATGAGCATCATCGCCGCAGCCATCACAAGGGACGGGAGAAATAAAAAAAGAGGCCCGCCGAACAGGGGCGGCGGACCTCTCTTAACCAACGAAGATGCACAAGAGACGGGGAAGATGGCACAAGACGATAACACTAGCAAGACACTCCGCATCAAGAACTGGTCGCGGTTCCAGCATTTCAAAGACCGCAAGCCACCGTGGGTGAAGCTCTACCGCGACCTGCTCGACGACATCGAGTGGGCCAATCTCGACCCGGCAGCGGCGAAGCTCTTGGTGATGCTGTGGCTGATCGCGGCGGAGGATGACGGCAACCTCCCCGATATCGCTGAGCTTGCCTTCAGGCTCCGGCTACCGGGACAACGTGTCATCACGTTGATATCAAAGCTGCAACATTGGCTAGATCATTTTGATATCAGCGTGATATCAGGCCAATATCAAAAGTGGGGAGTAGAGAAAGAGACACAAGTAGAGACACAAGTAGAGACACAAAAAGAGGCAGAGGGAGAGGCAGAGGGCGCTATCGCGCCGATATCAATCCTGCTGACCATTTTGTCTTCGGAGCAAGCGAAAGCGGTGATCGAGCATCGGCGTTCCCTTCGCTGCCCGCTCACAAAAAGGTCTTCAGAGTTGCTGGTGAGAGAACTCGGCAAGTGGCCAGATCCAAACGAGGCCGCAGATGCGATGATCGCGAACGGCTGGCGAGGCTTCAAGGTCGAGTGGCTGGAGAACGCGGGACGGCGCAACGGTCGGGAGGCACCGCGTAGTGCGAAGGAGCGGGTGGCGGAGAAGGTCCGCGAGGCTGGCTTGAAGAACGTGCAACAGGCAATCGAGAGGGAGAAAACCAAATGACCAACGAGATCCAGATCTCAAAACGGCAGCAGATGCTGGTCGAGGCGAGGCGGCAGTTGCACGCGGCGGAACACCAGGCCACGGCAGGCGAGGTGTTCGCGGCGAAGACGGTGATGATCCTGATGGGCTCCTACCCGCAGATGTCGCTGCCTGACCCCGATCTCTACATCCGGCAGGTGACCACGCTGCTCACTGGCGCTCCGCTTGCCGCCGTCTCCGCCATGGTCGATCCGCGCAGCGGCATCCTCACCGAATGCACCTTCCTGCCGTCCATTGCCGAACTGCATGCGTGGCTCGACAAGCACCAGCGCGATAACCGGGCGCACATGCGTAGCTTGCGCTCAGAGATCGAGACGCTCAGCTACGATGACGGGCCGACGCCGCCGCCTGCCCATATCCGCGAGAGGCAGGTCGCTGAGGTGAGGGAGAAGCTCGGCAAGGCCCGCGATGCCCGCAAGGCCGAACTCGATGCGAAGATGGACGAACGCTTCCGCAAAACGCAACGCTCGGTGCCGGAGGAGGGCATGCAGGGATTGCGGAACCTCGACAAGATGGTGCCTGGGAGCAAGGACTGACGCTTGACACCGAAACCAAATGCTGACGAGACTGCGAACAACAAATCGGCTGCGAGCCAAGCCCTACCCCGCTCAACTCGAAGCCTACCTCCGGCCCTGACGCTGCACCTATCGGATGGGCCAGGGGCATTCCGGCGGCGATGTGATCTCACTCCGTCGTCGCCGGAAACTATTCCAACCAGGGAGAACGACATGGGCAAGTCAAAACCAAAACCACCCAAAGGCGGCAAGGGTGGCAAGGGTGGCAAAGGCGACAAGTGCTAGTGCGGAGGCTTGGCTTGGAACCTCCTTCCTCCGCATCAAGGCTCCGGTGGGGCGCAGTCTCGGCATCGGCCCCGCCGGAGTAATTTCAGAAGCTTAGGACTGACAACGCAATGGCATGGCAGCCAGGACAGAGCGGCAACCCGGCGGGCAACCCCGCTGGCAGTCTGCCCAAGAACAAACCTTGGCGAAACGCGCTGGAACGCGCCATCAAGCGCCAGCACGACCTGACCATGGGCGGTGACGAAGGTCCCGTGCTGCCGCAGTTCCCCATCGAGGGCAAGATCGTCAAGGGCAAGGTCGTGGTCACCGTGCCAGCGGAACAGGCTCTGGATCTGATCGCGGACATGTGCGTGCAGCAGGCCATCTGCGGCGACGTCTCCGCTCGACGCGAGATCTCCGACAGGCTGGACGGCAGGGTGCCGCAACCCGTCGAGGGCACCGACATCCCGCTCATCCACACCGTGCGGTGGCTGGGTGACGACGACGAGGACGAACCGGAGGAACCGAAATGAAACCCAAGACCGAAGCTCAAGTCGAAGCTGCGAAGGCCGACGAGGAGAAGCGAAGCTCGGAGCAGACCGCCGATCGGGCGAAGAGCAACGCGCTCTACGCGCAAGGCAAGCAGCCTGAGCATCACCTGGCACCAGCAGCCTTCGTGCCGACCAACGTCGATGGTTGGATGGGCAACGAGGCGATGAACGTGATCAAGGAGCATTGGACCGATCCGGGCAATCCCGGCTCTGGCATCGACGCGCATATCCGTTCGCAGAAGGAACAGCAGCAGAAGGAGCAAGACCGTGGAACGCAAGGACGCGAAGGACGACGACAAGGAGCCGACTGAGAGCAAGGAGCAGGCCGCCGCCCGCGAGAAGGCGAACGCCGCTTACGCCAAGGGCGAGCAGCCACCGCATCACCTCGCCATCGAGACGCAGGAAGGCAAGGAAGGCGAGCCCATCGAGCCGACGCCAACCAACCCAGACAGTTGGATGGGTGCCGAACTCGCGACCTCGTATCGCAACCAAGAGCCACCTCCGCCCGAAGCGGTGATGGCGATTGGCACGGCGGAGCAGAAGGCAGCCGCGACCAAAGACAGCGAGGCTGCGGCGAAGAAGGACGACGACAAACGCAAGGCCTCCGATGAGGATGCGAAGCGCAAGTCTGGCGTAGCTGGCAGCGCAGACGACAAGCGTCCTCGGGCCTGATGTCCGTCGCAGAGGTAGACTACAGCGACCCACGCGGCGTTGCATGGGTGCCGTACAAACCTCGCCGGGTGTTCCGGCCCTTCCATCGAAGGCGGCAGCGTTGGTCGGTCATCGTCGCTCACCGTCGAGCGGGCAAGACCGTCGCTGCCGTCAACGATGCGCTCAAGTCAGCGGTGAGATGCAAAGATCCTGACGGGCGGTTCGGCTACATCGCGCCGCTGTACACGCAGGCCAAAGACATTGCGTGGGACTACCTCAAGCACTACTCGCGTCCGCTCCTGGCGAAGCCGCCGAACGAGAGCGAGCTACGCGTCGATCTCTTCAACGGATCTCGAGTTCGGCTCTACGGTGCGGACAATCCTGATCGTCTTCGCGGCGGGTATTTTCACGGTGTCATTCTCGATGAGTATGCGGACATGCGACCGTCCGTCTGGGGCGACGTCATCCGGCCCGCGCTCGCGGACAAAGGCGGATGGGCAACCTTCATCGGCACGCCACGCGGGCGAGTAGGCCTGTACGACATCTGGAAGGGGCTCGGGCAGTGGAAGGAGGTCGAACTCTATCGGCTGATGCTGAAGGCGAGTGCGACGGGCCTGCTGAGTGCAGCCGAACTCGCTGACGCACGGCGCACGATGTCCGAAGAGGAGTACGCGCAGGAAATGGAATGCAGCTTCGAGGCTGCGATCAGGGGCGCGTACTACGGCAAGCTGATGGCGACCGCCGAAGACGAGAAGCGGATCTGCGGCGTGCCCTACGACCCGGCAGCCATGGTCTGGACTGCGTGGGATCTCGGCAAGGTTGACAGCACCACCATCTGGTTCGCGCAGGTTGTGGGCCGCGAGGTCCATTGCATCGACTACTACGAGATGACCGGGGCTGAGCTAGACCACTACGCCAAGATCGTGCGCGAGAAGCCCTACGTCTACGCCGGGCACATCGTGCCCTTCGACGCGCAGGCCAAGATCCTCGGCATGGCTCAGACCAGGCTGGAACAGTTGGAAAAGCTGGGGTGCAGGCCGATGACGATCGCGCCGATGCACCGCATCGAGGACGGCATCAACGCTGCCAGGGTGATGATGCCAAGGTGCTGGTTCGACCGCGTCAAGTGCGAGCGCGGCATCGACGCCCTGAAATTATACCGTTCAGAATACGACGAGAGGCTTGACACGCTGCGGCCTGTGCCTGTCCATGATTGGGCTAGTCACGGGGCCGACGCCTTCCGCTACCTGGCCATGACCCTGGACAAGTCGGATCAATCGAAGACGGTGTTCGGGCGGGATCTCAAATACCCAAAGATGGGAGAGGTGTGATGAGCGTGAAAGAGCTTATGCAGAGGATTGCGTCGGGCGAACCTGTCGAGCCCGACACGATGCTGATGGCTCTAGCCAGAGCGGTCGTGCAGCTACAGGACGTCATCGGCGTCGAGGAACTGGCTGAGCCCGACCCCGACAACGCCCAAGCCGAAGGCGACGAAGCCACCGATCCGCCGATGGGCAATGACTGATGGCTTACGACGGCGCGTCATCGGGAGGCCCGGCACCATCGCAGCCGCCGATGACCGACGACGACCTGAAGGCTCTGCTCGCCGCCAACAAGGCTGACGCCATCTCGTCCAACACGGAGAGCGAACTCTCCGCGCAGCGCGAGAAGGCGATGAGCTACTACTACGGCGACATGTCCGCAGACATGCCGACCATCGAAGGCCGCTCCAAAGCAGTCAGCACCGACGTTGCCGACACCATCGAAGGGCTGATGCCTTCGCTCATGGAGATCTTCTGCGGCAGTGACGAGGTCGTGGTGTTCGACCCAGTTGCCGAAGACGACATCGAGAAGGCGGAGCAGGAAACCGATGTCGTGAACCATGTGTTCATGCAGCAGAACGACGGCTTCCTCGTCATCTACACCATGATCAAGGACGCGCTGCTGTCGAAGCTCGGCACCGTCAAGGTGTGGACCGAAGAGGAGATGCGCGAGGAGAAGGAAACCTACTACAACGTGACGGAGGACGTCCTCCCGGCCATCGTGGCCGACCCGAAGGTCGAGATCTCGGAGTACTCGCCATCCGATGAGATGCCCGGCACCTTCGACATCCGCGTCGTCAACAAGCAGCGGGTGAAGCGGCACCGCGTCATGCCGATGCCGCCGGAAGAGTTCGGCTGGTCACGGCGCACGGTCAACATCCGCGATGCGGACTACTGCTTCCACGAGCCCGAAGGCGGACGCACCGTGTCGGAACTGGTCGAGCAGGGCTACGATGCGAACACGCTCGAAGACATCTCCGCGCTCGTGCCGTCGGAGAACCGCACCAGCGAGAGCCTGAAACGCGACACCATCAACGAGGGCGGCAACATCGCCTCGATGTCCTCGGACATGAACAAGGCGATGAAGCGCGTGTCGGTGTGCGAGCATTACATCCGCATGGACTACAAGGGCGATGGTCGCGCCTGCCTGTACAAGGTCACGACCGCCGGAGACGAGACGAAGATCCTCACCAAGGATGGGAGCCCAGACATTGAAGAAGTCGACGTCATACCGTTCGCGTGTATTAGCCCCTACCTCGTTACCCACAGGCTGTGCGGACGCTCTGCGGCGGACCTGGTCATGGATATCCAGCGGATCAAAACCGCCCTCACCAGAGGCATGCTCGACAACATCTACCTCGCCCTCAACCCGCGTGTCGAAGTCTCCGAAAGCAACGCCAACGAAAATACACTAGACGATTTGCTGATCTCGCGCCCCGGCGGCATCGTCCGCACCAAGACCCCCGGCGGTCTGAACCCGTTCGTGCATCCCGACATCACGGGAAGCATCTACCCGATGCTCCAATACATGGACAGCACGAGAGAGTGGCGCACGGGCGTTACGAGGCAGGGCCAAGGCCTGGACGCCGACGCCTTGAACAATCAGACCGCCACCGCTGCCATGCAGTTCTACGACGTCGCGCAAGCCAGGATGAAGCTGGTCGCCCGCATCTTCGCGGAGACGGGCATCGCTGACATGTTCTGGCTGTTGCATCGCACGATCCGCAAGAACGGCGACCAGATGATGACGCTGCGTCTCCGCAACAAGTGGATCACGGTGGACCCGCGCACTTGGAAAGACCGCAACGACATGACTGTGAACGTCGGCCTCGGCCACGGGGGGAAGGCGGAGCAGATGCAGCAGTTGCTGGTTCTCATCAACGCCCAACGAGAGGCCGCCGCTGGCATGATGGGGATGGTGAAGCCGATCAATTTCTACAATTCGGCACGCGATCTGGTCCGCCTGCTCGACAAGAAGGACGTCGATCGGTATTTCGTACAGCCGAAACCCGAAGCTGAGATGCCCGTGCCGCCAGATCCGAACCAGGGCAAGGCGCAGATCGAGCAGGC